CTTTTTTATTTTAAAAGGGATGTATAAAACCTATTCTTAAAAAGCGTTATACACTGGATAATTAACCTCCCCAGAAAGCGGCGTAGCGTCTGCTCCTGCCACTTGTACAGGGGCCGCACCATATATATTATATTTGGCCGTAAGTGCGTCTAGGCGCCCCTGAGCGTCATTAGCGAGGCCTCTGTAGGTCTTGGCTATCTCGTTCTTGTTTGTGCGCGTAATCGTCGAATCTCCGTCTCGCAAAGTAATGAAATCAACCGAACTATCTATACCTTTTAAAACAGAACGCGTCTTCTTTTTGTAATACTCTACAAGATAGAGTTGTTTAAAGATAGCCGATTCCTCGTATAAGAAATCCCCAGTTCCTTGAATGGCCGTATCTCCATCAGCTGTTCCGGAACCAGAAAAAGCTGTATAAATTTGAGTATTAAGGAGCCCCACGTTATTCTCAAGCCACCCAGAAATCTTAGATATAGACTGATATCCTGTATCGCTATCGAATTCATCTCGATAGACGCCTGTAGCAATCGTGCTAACAAAATAAGGGGTTAGTTTCTTATTCGAGTCCCAAGCCATGGTAAAGTAATTTACACTTAAAAACCTTGACCTAGAATCTTTTTGGCCTCTGCGTGGTTAGGGTGTTTAGGGTCGCAAATAGAAGTCGGACGAGACATGCCAATGGTTCGCTGCCCTTGGGATACACGCCTAAACTCCTTACGTAGCTTTTGTTTAATTTCTCGTGTATTCCCGCTAGCAAATAATCTAACCTTACCGCAAAGATTCTGAAGGTCTGCAAGAGTCATTTCTTTAAGTTGATTTTCAAAGATATTGGGGTCATTAGTTCCAAAATGGTTTACCTCGTGTACGCCCAAAACCTCCTCCAGCTCCTCAATTTTAGAGAGAGTCTCGTCATCTATTTTACCGCTTGAATACTTCAGATCACTGAGCTTAGCGCGAGGCTTCTTAGTGGATGCTGTAGCCTTTTTAGCTGGCGCAGCTTTCTTGGTAGCCCTTTTTGTGGTGCTTTTTTTCTTTGTTGCCATATACAATAATAGTATACACAGGATTTTTTCAAAAAAAAACTCCACCCCAAAACGGGGTGGAGTTGAATTTCCTAGGAAAAGCTCAATTATTACATAATCAAGCCAACCAAAGCGCGGTTGTCGAGAACCATGCGACCCTCTTCGAGGGCACCATAGTAACCGATTCGTTGCTGCCTAATGGAGAACTGATCGTCCGCCACCAAGTTGAACTCAGAACCAGTGTCTGAATCCACAGCAATCGCACGCACCAGCGCGTCACGACTACGATCCAAACCAACTAAGATCTGCGAAGTTGCACCTGCGAAAGCAGACGAATCACCGCCGTTATTCTTATTGTAAGTTTGACCTGCCGCAACAGTAGCAAACACATCATTATAACGCTTGCCCTTTCCAAGCTCAAGGACTTCCATGATATTGATACCGAAAAACTCGGTAATACCACTGGATTTCCATACCTCATTGCGCACCGCATCCGTGGCCGGAATAGAGGTGGTCGTCGCCGACACCGTCCCGTTCACCGCTGTGGTATTCATTGGGTTATAAGCCATAGCACGAATCTGCTCTACCACTTCCGGAGAAACGATAAGATCAGTGATTCCGTGGCGTGCTCCGGTAGGAGTACCACCGGACCAAGAAGCGTTAACTCGCTTGGCTTTAGTGATGAGCCTATTGAGATCATCCAATAAAAGAACGTTTGCCGTATTTGTACGGAAAACATTCATGTTATCACCGACCTCTTGGGCTTTGCCATTTTTAGCCTCAGCAAGCGCTGTCATCAACAGGTTCGAGGAAGTCCTCTCCTGTTTTAGCAACACTTCCTGTGCTACACGAGTGAAGGTTTTACCAATCACATCCAACCGGGAACGGGCGGCGTACTTCCTATCGAAAGCAACCGCACTGTCTAAGGTGTAGGTTGTGAACTTAAGCTCCGAAGCAGTAGGTTGCACCATATTGGTCGGAAGACCACCGGCGACTGACTGACTCCAAACCTGAATATAATCCTCATCGAAAATGTTGTAATACAAATCCAAGGGAAGAGAAGGGTTGTCGTCAGCGTTATACTGAAGCGGAGTGAATAGATTGCTGATCGTCGGAGCGTTATTAATAACTTCCGAAACAACGGGGCCAATAAACTCAGCTAAGGCAACCTGTGCACTGTAAGCAATGTCTCGATTCTTAGAGGCCATAGCCTTAATAAGCTCGAGTTGTTCTGGGGTTCTTTTTAATGTAATTTTCATTATATTATAATCCTTACTTAGCGTTTGTGTTAGACCACGAAGCAGCTGCATCAATCAAGACCATTGCATAATTCGCGGTACCCGTTCCAGCAAACTCATCAGATTGCCCGTTTTGTGACGTTCTATTGCCCGTAGCTATTACATGCCCAATTGGAGTATGAGCTAGAAGAAGCTCCGGATCAACGCCTGCCATTTTACCTGCTGTAGCGCTAACGCAAGCCACGTAACCCGGGACAAATGACGCATATGCGGTTTCATCAAAGGTAAATAAACCTCGTGTTGCTACCGGAACCGCCTGACCACTCAGAACAGCTTGAAGCTCGTCTGCTTTGATCGGGTTATAGATGAGTTTTTCACCGTTCTCGTCATTCTTAATCGTCTGATTAAGGGTGACGCCTAATACTGGTACACCGGTTGTCGCGGCGATGCATCGGAGGGGAACTTGAGGGTATTTATCGGCACCCAAGAATGGGTAGTCCGTCTTACCAAGATAACTCGAAGAAGATGCGAATTCAATTACGTCTTTCTTTAAGTTACCGCTCAGCACCTTCACGAGCACACCGGCACTACCGTTACCATTAGTTGATGGATTGTCATCAACTATCTGGTTGGCAAACATGTTAACCACGTCGTGATCACTGTATTGCCTGAATGGATATAGTCTTAATGCCATAATATTTTAGTATGTTACTGAAACTGTGTCAGAGTTAAAAGCTTTCATGAACCTGTCCCGAAGAGATTCCTCTTTCGAGGAAGCTTCGTTGTTATTCACGATCGCAGGCTGCTCAGAAACTTCAACGTTTTCGACTAGATCTTCAACCGTAACCTCTGCTTCACCAGAAGCTTTGGATTGATCAAGAGTAGCTAAACGCTTTTGAAGCTCTACCTCTACCTTCGACTGAAAAACAGCTTCCTGCTCTTCCTTGTAGGCTTTGCCCTTATGTTTGAGGATAACCCCAAGTTTTTGCTGATATGTTTCAAAAGCAGCCTCAGAAGACTCGAGCGCAGCTACTTCCTTGGCTAATACAGCGCGATCGCTGTCTTCCAAGTCGTACTGAGAATCGATGTTTTCCATTCTGCTATTGAACAATTCCTCTGCTTTCGCAGCGGCGAGAGTGCCCTCAAGTGAAGAAATCTTCTCTTGAGCATCTTCGAGTTGCTGTTTAAAATCCTCGATATTAGCTTTGGCTTTCTCAGCGCGAGTAATCGCATCAGCCTTCTGTGTTTCGGCTGCTTCTCTCTCTAGCTTCCACTCAGCATCCTTCTCACGGATTTTATCCATAATAACGGTTGCCATGCTGGCTACAGACTCGTGCGAAAACTCGGACTTTTGGCCTAACTTAGAATCGAGTATCTTTTCAAACTCTATCGTTAATTCTTTAGTGTCCATAGTTTTAAAACTGTTATGATTTTTTACATTAAATTCTTCGTTTTGGGAAATTTTTAAAATATTTTTTTGAATTTTTTCTAGCGTTGATGTTTGCATTTTAGCTCCTGCACCCTCTTCGTCTTCTAGTTGAAGGTCCGAATTTTCGTGAGTAATGACCCCTTTTACGTCTGCCGCAGGTTTTGTTGTGAACCCAATTCCCAATGGAAATACCTCTCCAGCTACCAAACGATAAACTGGAGTGCCATCATCTAGCATACCGCTTCCGTCATTTGCTCGAAGATATTTTTCAAATTCCTTTATTTTTTGTGGATCGCTAATTATCTCTGCTTCGCTAAGGTTTTGAGAACCTATTGCGATATTATATTCATTAAATCCCAACTCCCAACTTGCGGAAATTTTATTATAATCTAAATCTTCTGGATTACTTGCTTTTAATAAAAGTTCGGCAAATTCTGGATTAACGGTTTTATAAATAACCGCTGCGAGGGAAATATAAAAGGGGTCCACCTTATTTTCCAATTTGGCCGTATTGAGTATTTTCTCGTTTTCCATGTCCGTAAACGCAGCGTTTACGATATGCCCCACCACTTTTTGTTTTTTGTGTTCTATGTTGGTGGGTTTATGAACAAAATAGTCCAAAAGCTCTTTTGCTGTGGCAGAGTTGATACCATCACCGTTCCTGTTAAAACGATTAACTATAGCAGCGTTAAAAGCGGCTCCTATCAAATCAATATTACGGTCTAAATCAATCCCCTTGGGTATTAAAGGTTTTAAATTCTCCAAGGAAGCAACGCTGATACTCATCTCGTTTTCTAGATCATCAGTAGCAAAAACTTCAAAATCAAATTGTGTTTTGAATTTATAAGGCGTACTCATACTGTTTAAGTTACACTTTTTTAATCTTTTGGTGAATTTTTTGCACTATGATATAAAATAGCCGAAGAATACTCGTCTAAAGCATGTTCTACGCTAATATCCATCACGGACTCAAGGGTCTTCAAGGTCAATAATTTTTTATTATCCCTTAAACAGCTAAGCGCGGTTTTCTTCCAGTCACCCGGATCACAAGCGGACACGACAAGTTCGCATACTTTCTCTAAAACTTGTTTTTGATCCGCACTCAAGCGCTTCTTCTTGAAAACCTTTTTTGCTTCTGTGTTAATTTCCCTATAAAACTTATTAGTCGCATCAATCACATCTTTGATGGAATCAACGGCATAAGTTGCCTTACGCCCTTGGTAAGTTGGCTTACGCCCTTGGGTCTTAGACCCTAATGGTCTTCCGGGTGATTTTGGAGTTTTGTTATTTTGCTTCTCTAACATTTTCATGCTTTCAGGGTGCTTTATTTCCTCAAGCTCCAATTCTTCAGGTTCCTCAAAAACAGGCACACCCCCCACTAGCGGATTATACCAACCCTTCTTTCTATCGTCCAAAAACTTCTCTTGTGCTTTTTCTAATTCTTGTTCAGAAGGAAAAACTCCGGTATCAATAACCTTCATTCCTTCTTCTGGAGGTAGAATGCCAAGCTCCATCATACGCGTAATGACGCGCTGAACCTGATTCTCGTCTTTCATGTCGATATCCTGAAAACGAGCACGCGGAGAACCTCTAAATCCAAAGTTTTTACATATTTGGTCTATTTCAGGTTGCAAGAACTCATGAAGAAAAGCCTCGCGAGATTCCTTTAGCCTCTGAAGGAAAAGCTGTGCTTTAATAGTTGCATTAGCAAATTTCTCCTCTGCTAAAATTACATTCTGCAAACCCTCTTTAATATCTTGGTTCACTACGTCATATTTAGAGGGGCCAATAACTTTTTGTAAATCTGGGATGATAAAATCAGCTTTAGTTGTATAATCGCTTACGAGGACGCGACCAACGCTCTGATTTGTAAACAAATTCTGCATGGCTGTCATATTGCGTGGATTAATGCCGCCTTTATCGGGAGTGGCCCCCATTGTGATCATTAAAACTACGTTTTCAACCGTTCGACAAATCGCTTGATCAGTCTTTTTCATCTCCATCTTGAAGTTGATATCATCAAGCACTGCAAATCCAAAAGGAACGGCGAATGGCTCATAATCTTGCTTTTTATAAAAAGCATATCTCAGCTTCTTTGGATCTAGCTGAACGGTCATACCACTGGGCGTCCATGAATTATTACGAATTCTTTTTTTGACATTATCAGGAAGAGCGTTAAATAATTCTTTGTCAGCCTCATTTTTAGGATCCCTTAACCTTTCAATCTCATATTCGCTCAAGAGTTTTGAGAAAAATCTAACATCAAAAGAAGTGGTACGCTGAGCAACAACATCAAAAGGATTAAGTAAAATATATTTAATAGGAATTTTATTTGTGTCTGCCACCAAACCAAGATTTCTAATCTTGGCGAATTCGTCTGCTTTAAACTTTCCGTCTACAGTAAAAAGAAAAATATTTCCACTGCGGTAATACTCTCTAAAAAATTGATCCTTTAACCCCCAAATGCCAATCTTCTTAAACCATGAATTGATAAAACGTCTGGATTTTTCTGTACCTCCCTCCAAATAAAGACTAGAGTTGGCAAAGTCTGCCATCATGTCAATAGAATTACGAAAAATTGCTACATTACAGTAAGCTTTTTGACATAACTCGATAGCCTCGCGAACATTGACGCCATCTAAAGCGTATTGAAAAGGAAGCAGCCCTGCACGAATATTATTATAAGCATATAGCTTAGGCTGAATTGCTATACTATTGCGCCTACTATCTGTGGTTCCTCCTGTACCCCCTCCACGACTATAAGCTTCCGACGTATAATCATAGAAAGAATCGCCTACGAGCTTTGGCTCAAAAGTGTCTGCTTGCCCCGCCAAGCTTTCATAGGGATTATTGGGGTACTGAAAGTTTTTCTCAAATTTTTTCCAATAGTCCGATCTTTTTGTATATTTCCGCGTGGCCATGTTAAATTTTACACTGATTTGATTAAAAGTGACTTTCAAAGTCAAAAGTTAGTTTATAAACGTTGGTTCGAATGTTTCTATTATATCTGATTTAGGTTGTCTTTTCGAGTCAAAATAGATTTTTGTCATCCAGTTGGCAAGCACTAAAGCGGAATAAGAGTCTTTTCTTGCTTTGTCGGGTCCGGTTTGGCGTCGAAGATTAGAGGGCAGGTCAAAAGTCTGGGTACCTTGGGCTGTGGTGGTTATTTGTATTAAAGCACATTCGTTTTTTGTTAGGTTCATCATCTCCGCCTGATGCTCAATAAAGTCAATCTGCTTTGCCCCTACACTTTGTTTCTCTACTTCTTTGGTGCGCAAAAACATAATCTCTTTAATCGGAATGTTTTTGTTTTTCTGGGCCACATACTGATCATCAATAGCTTGACTGGCAAACATAATGCGACGATGGTCAAGGTTAGCCTGAAGCAACTCGTTGCCCTGACGTATCCAACCACTTGTGGGTTTTCGTAATATCACATGCTTATAGTCGTCTTTATTATATTCGTTTTTAAAAGAACGTAAATTGGCTTGATACTCTTCTGGCTTATCAAAAGGCACTTCAATTTGTTTGAGTTTTATCTTTTTTTGTTTAAATAACTCACTCTCATTACATGCTTGCAAAAATTGCACCCCTCCGTTATAGTCTCCGCATACAGCAATAATATTAAAATATTCCAAGCAATAAAGAAAATATCTAATATGGTGTTTAAGGGACGTCCCAGCCAATGCATAGCTATGAACCAAGGTTGCCCTATGTTGCTCTTCGTTTAACTTTAAAATCTGAATAGCAAAATCATCAGAACTCTCTGTTTGAGACCATGACGGATCAAACGCCAAAATATATTGGGCGTCTGCATCCCCCGCTATTTCAACAGATGGCGACTCTCCGTCAGGCACAGTACACAGTGCCATCTTACTTGTCTTAAAGTATCCAGCGCTATCATCTGTGAAGATAGCCCCAAATTCTCTCTCAAACTGGGATTGACTCATGGTTGATTTGGCTTGGTTAAGCAAATTTTGATCGTACAATTGCTTAGGGGCGCAATCATACGAAAAGTGCATAACACATCTGGACGCGGTATCCTTTTGTTCTGCTCGGGTAATGTTAAATTCAAACTGTTGATACAATTTATAAAGATATTCAAATTTATAACAAGCCGAAGAAAGCGCAATTAATTTGTTGCCGGGCCATATATGTCTTTCGTTTTCTTCCATTTGCCCCTCTTCTATTAGCTTGGTTTCCAATTTGTCCAGATCGTGACGCTGGGTAGGGTTAGTGACGACCGACAAAAATGGAACAATGACTTCATTATAAATTCTTTCTGGCATCAGCGCAAACTCATCTATAATAATTCTATGAAAACGAAAACCGCGAAGCTTTTCACCGTCTCCCAAAGGTAAGGCTCGAATACGACTCGCGCCAATTTCCATTAACCACTCGTCGTTA